ACAAGCCATCCAGTTAGGGTCAGGAACGAGTATCTTGGCGCACTCATCAATGCTGTCCTCATAGACAACACGGTAGTCTGACTGATGCGGCTCAAGGTTTTCCTTTGCCCAGCACAGTCTATCCCAAAGATGTGTGCCTTGAAATTCAGGTGTTTGCATTATGCGAGGTCTCCTGTGTAGGTGTTTTGAGCATACGGGTCATCATACTTTGTAGATGAGTAATACCAACTCTGCCATCTATGACTTCCTGTTGCCCAATAACTACTGCTATTCATATATGTTCCAGCCGCACCTGAACCTTGCTCAGATGCAACAGCACCCGTTGCATAATCATCATTTACAAAAGAGTTAGTAAAGGCTTGAGTAAAATCGCCAGTACCGTTATCTGTAAGACCGCTTATATTAAAGCTATCACGACTTGAAGCAGAAGACCTATCTACATTAACCCAAGCCTTCGCACTACCATTCACAACGTACTGCGTATCAACCGACCCTGCGGTGCTGTGTTCCAGCGTATCTGCTACAATCTTTCCAGCCATTATGCTAGGTCTCCAAAAAATGCGATTGAATGTGCTATTGTGTCATCTGTTAAATCGCCCACGCTACAACGAAATCCTTTTGTTATAAAAGAAGATGCACTTGAATCATCAACAGCTATGGCACGATTATACGAATTGTCGTGATTAGATGCTAAAGCCGCAACAGCCAAAGCCGCAGAAAATGCATTTGTAACTGCAATAGTATTTAATCCAGTAGAGCCATCAGTAACGCTAGATATATTTACTGAAACAGCAGAATTGCTACTGCCGTCTTCTTGAATGTTTCCTGTAACTTTTGCTACAGTTTGTTGCAGAGTATATGTATCGCTGTTGTTCTCAGCAGTAATCGTCACAGAGCCAGCCGCAGTCTTGCCAGTGAGTTTGTTTGTAATAATCTCACTCATGCTAGGTCTCCGTGAATTGCAACTCCGTGAGCAGCGTCTGTTTGACTTGCACTTGTGTTAATACTTTCTATGTCTACAACACTAGCTGAAGCCTCTGCTGTTTTTATTCTTATAATAGTTTGATATCCAAGCGCACAGGTTGAAACACAGTTCTGAGAAGATGTAGTGTTAAGAGCGTTTGTAAGATTATACTTATAATCTCCTGTGCCTTCATCTACACCACTGCTTACGTTAAGAGACCTGAATATAACAGCAGCATCACTTGCTGCGATTGTAACCCTTGCCGCTTCTTGCTGTGTCAGCGTAGCCGCACCGCCAGATGTGTTTTGGATTGTATCTGCCTTTAACGTACTCATAGCGTCACCAATGTACCACCAGATTCAACGGTGAGTGTTACACCGCTGGCTACTGTGAGTGGCCCTGTTACGTTAGCGTTTTCTGTTGCCAGAATGGTTGTGTTAGATGCAAGAGATTGTGCGTTTGTACGAAACATACCGCTTGCCTTAAACGTACCCTTGTTTTCTGCGGCAGGTGTTACAGACGCTGCAGATACACCCATGTAGATTACGAAGATGTTACCTGTTCCGCTTGACGGTGCTGCAGTAAAGGTGAGTGTTGTACCGTCTGGCACAGTGAACGCATCAACACTTTCCTGTACGACACCATCTACCGATACGATGATATCTTCCTGAGTTACTGTATGGTTTAGGGTAAACGTAGTTGTAGACCCGTTACCGTTAAACTCTTGGGTAGCAGGTCTAGCCTGAAAACTTGCAGTGATGGGATTACCGATTAAAGGCATGGGCTATTCCTTATGAACTGATGGTGTCAACTACAGAGACCCAAACATCTGCGCTGCTTGCGGTATCGGACTGTACTTTTAGTACGTCACTTGCTTGCATCACAACCTTTGCTCCACCATCAAGAACCTGCAAAGCTGACCCTGCAGGTATAGGTGCGTCTTTAACAATGTAATAGTCGTTAGACCCATCGTTAATAAACACATCCATGTTGATTTGGGAAGTTGTAACATTAGCAATATTGATACCGATAAGAGCATCATCGGAATTGGCGGTACGCATAGTCACTGCGGCTGTGCCTACATTCCTTGCAATGTTTCTTTCAAAATCCTGTGCCATGATTTCTCCTAATTAATTAAGTATAATTATATCATACTTATACACGTTTGTCAACTATAAAGCAATTGCCATTGCCACTGCAAAACCAGCAGTAGCACCCCCACTAGAAGGAAGGTTAGTTAGCTGTGAGCCATCTACTGCTGGCAGTCTAGCTGACCCGTCTAGTACAACTACGTTACCTGCAGATGTACCTGTGTCTGCAACTGCTGCTGTACCTAGACCAAGAGTTGTACGTTGAGCAGAGGCATCAGCATCATCTAACAGTGCCTTACCAGCCGCTGTTAAATCGTATACGGCTGCTGTACCAGAACCAGTAAACTGAATACCCTTATCTGCTGCAGAAGTTAGTCCAGCAATTGCCTGTAATTCTGCATCTAAACGTGCGTTAGCTACTGTGCCAGATAACTGAGAAGCATCTATTGTTTTGTTAGTTAGGGTTTGCGTGGCTGTTGTACCTACAATTTCTTGGTTGCCACCAGCAGGAAGGGTAAGTGTGTTTGTTACACCAGCAGAGTGAGGTTGTGGCTGTACAGTTTGTGCATGAGCATTACTAGACTCACAGTAAAACTTTACTTGTGAGCGTGAGCCTGTGCCTGTACGAATATCAACAAGACCATCTGTAATAGTAACACCACCAGATGAGCCATTACCATCAATGTTAACTTTACCTGAACCATTAGGCAAGATGTTAATGTTACCATTAGATACAGATACTATGTCATTTCCATTTACATCTAAGTCACCGCCAAGCTGTGGGGTTGTATCGGATACAACGTCTGTTAGACCACCTGCTGCGCTAACAAGATTGCCAACAGTCATCTTACGCAGTGCTGTTGCTGAGTTATCGTACAACAGAACTAGGTCATTTGTGGTATCTACGGATGTCTCTGCGGTTTGGCCTGTTATAACATTAGCGTTGACCATTGCAGTTTCAACAGCATTGTTTGCAATAGTTACTGCACCAGCACTACTGATTGTCACATCACCAGATACAGCAACGGGATTAAAGTTTGTGCCGTCAGCTACCATGATATGACCAGAGGTGTTTGTACCCATAGTAATATCATCACCTGTTACAGTAAGGTCTCCTGTAACAGTTAGGTTATTAGTAACAGTAAGGTTGTTTCCTATTGTTACATCATTAGGCAAACCAATAGTAAGTGTTTGACCAGAGGCAGATGTTTCAATCTCATTAGACGTACCAGCAATAGTTAAAGACTGTGAGTCTAAGTCAATAGCACCTGTACCGCTATCACCTGCAATGTCCAAGTCTTCTGCAGTAATCTGTGTATCTACATAATCTTTTACAGCGGCAGATGTGGGTATTGTTGTGTCATTATCATTTGAGCCAATACCTTCTGACTCTAATACTATTGTAGCAGCTTTAAAATTATCTACTTCAATATTAGATACAGTATTATTATCTACATCAATTGTTTTATTTGTAAGTGATTGCGAACCTGTTAATGTAGCAACAGTGCTATCAATAGCAAACGTAACCGTATTACCTGAACCGCTGGTATCAATACCAGTGCCACCAGTAAAAGTAAGAGTTTCACTATCTAAGTCAATAGCTAATGCGCCACCGCTATCAGCTTGAAAATCTAAGTCTTCTGCAGTTAGCTGGGTATCTACATATGCTTTAATAGATTGTTGTGTAGCTAAAGCAGTAGCACTGTTAGAAGACATATTATCTTCGTCAAGAATATCTGTAACAGTAGTAGTGGGCATAGCCAAACCATCAATGGTGGCTGTACCATCTAAATACAAATCTTTAAACTGTAAACTGCTTGTACCTAAATCTACATCATTGGTAGTAACTGGAACAATAAGACCATCTTGAAAACGAACTTGTTCTACAGTACTGCCAGATACATCTACAAATACCCCAATACGATTGTTAGTATCATTTACAACAACTTTGTTTAGTGGGGTAGCAACACCGGGGTCGCCAATTAAACCAATAACTGGACCTTCACCTGCAGTGCCATCGTGTTTGTGACCAGTAGATATATTAAAGACGCTGACAAGTTGATTAAACTCGTCATTACTGTCTGATGCTTGGATAATATCACCATTAGCATACGTAGACTGTCTTGTATAACCTGCCATACTTTATCTCCTAGCCCCTACTGAAAACTCTAACTGAAAACCCTTGAGTGCGTAAGGAGCAGATGTTCCTCTGTCATTAACCCTAATTGCCATACTAAAACCACTACCTTCAATAGGCTGTCTAAATAGCGGATTTACCTGACCGCCATAAGTTGCTGTACCATAAGTAGACGTACCGTAAATAGCAAAGATACTAGCACTACTGAATGGGTAAGCAGCAGGTCTGGCTACACTTGCTGCCTCATAATCATATCTAATAAATAAATCTGCATTAACTGCAGCTTCAGGCGCATAGTTTACGATAATACGTTGAAATGCTTTTCTTATACCTGCATCACCCATAGTAATGTCTGGTGAACGATATTTAGCATCTACATTATTACCATCAAAGTTATCGCCTTTTTCTTGACGATATACATAACCATCATACTCACCATGAAGAATAATACTTTCACCTTGAGCAACAATATAATCTGTGCAGCTAGGTCTTATACCAAGCATATCAGCATATTCATAGCCGTTCTGCTTACGTACCCCTATAACACCTTTTGTTAATTCTCGTGTTGTGTTTGCATTTGAAAAAAACAAACGGTACTGTGTTTTATCTGGTATAACTAAACTGTCAAACTCATCAACGTCTGTTAAATTTTCAAAACGAGGTTTTATTTGTCGGCTAATTGTACCAAGCTCAACGTCACCAATTCTCTCTGTACCAGCAACTGTACGCAGTCCATCTGGACCTAAGAAGATAAGGTCACCACCAACTTCCTGAATGGTGAACCCATTTACACAACCGATTTCACGTGTAACAGGTTGCAGTACAAAGTCAGCAATTGTATTGCCTACCAGCTTAAAGATACGTTCTTCACAGAATATAAATAGCTGGTCACGAAACGGAAACAATCCAGTAACAGGACTATCTGTATTTATACTACCTGCGCCATTTGCTGTACTAAAATCGTTATCCGTAAATGGTGCAGTAAAAACTATTTCTTCTGGTGTTGCAGACATACCAGCAAAGAATAATGCGTCTCTAAAACCAACTACAAACTGAGGGTTAGACGGTGCGCCAGTTGCATTGAGGTCAGTAACAGTAGTGCCATCATACTTGGTCGCATTATTTGCGCCATCAGCCCATACAATAAATTCTGTGCCAGCCAAATTGTAACGAAAGTGTGTATATTTACCAGCATTAGTTCTGCCTGTATCAATCTGCGTCCATGAACCTGTTGTTCCAGCTTCGTGTATTTTGCCACCACGTGCTGCAATAACTTTGCCCTTAAAGTA